TTCCGGACCGGACATCTAACCGGACATTGACCGGACATCACCGGACATTGGGCACCCCCGCTTCCCCCCCGGGAGGGGGTGCCAGTGTCATAATGACCATGTGCCCCGTATTTTTTCTTGCAAATTCCCCACCCCCGGCTAATAGTAGGGACCACCAAATAACCAACCAGGTTATGGGGGGGTAGGGGGGGCTATCCGGAAGTCGTCAGACGACTTACCGGATCCAGTAGACCGTGGGGGCGGACCTGAAGTCCGCCGAGGACGGTCTCCGGACTAAAAGCAAAAGATTGTATTTTGATACTACCCTATGCTTGCGGTTGCGTTCTTTCGAACAAGTCATCGACAGATGTCGGTGCGCCGCTTGCCTGCGGCAGCGCGGGCGCAACCGATTTGGTCCGCAAGTGATGAGTGCGGATTGGTTCTCTTGGTGCTGAATGGCATGAGCATTTTGGAATGTTCTTTTTACCGTTGCATGTCATGCAAAGCCCAGCCGAGTTGTGTGATGATAATGAGAGCACAGGGTCAAGCGTGTCGTATGCGCTCATTGCATGAGCACCTGTGCGGAAATACAATTGGGTTGAAAGAGAGCGCAGGCCACCAGCGTCGGCAGAACGAGCGTCAAAGTCGTCCATGAGCGCAGCGTCGTATGTGCGCACAAAGAACACACTGCGGTCTTTCCAAAGGATTGGCGGTTCGCCGGGCTTGCTCTTGCGTGTTTTGGCAAGATACGGGACACAGAGGTTTGCAGCCTGCGTCACCTCTCGAATAATGACATCTGAACGAGCCCAATTGGTAGATGACCAACGCAGTGCCACATTTCTACGACGCAACTGCACAAGGAAATTTGCAACCTCCGTTGGCATGTTCATGAACTCACGCGATGACGCGATACCCGTCACTTCGTCCATAAGAATGTCACAATCTCTTGCGTCGAGCAACTGTTGGTAATCTTTGAACGGAATGTACAGAGGGTGCGCTGCCATGTGGTTTGGGTGTCCCGGGAAGGTGCATGTTGGGTCATCACATGGCCGTGGGTTGCGGTAATCAAGCAAACGCACGGTGGACAATACTGGCCGCCCGAAGTCCAACGAAGGAAGCGTGTCATGCACCATCATCAGAGATTTGCCTGAACCGTTTCCGGTTCCAAGATACGCGGCAATCGGGAAGCCACGACGGCGCAGGCGTGCCTTCGCTTCTACACGGTCAGCCGGGTGGAAAAAATTATGCTTGTTCATCAGAACCCCAATCTATTCGCCCACGGTGAGCGTCTGCTCTCAATTTGATAACGATACGGCTTCAACTGCAACGAGGTCAGACGGTTCCGAACCCAAAGCCTCCGCGCAACGAATGCAAACACGAGCAAGACAACTGTCACAAAAATCATGCTGCGCTTCCTCCGCCCCCGCTGAACAACGAGATACCCAGGCGGATTACCTTGACGCTAATTGCAATTACGCTTGCAGAGAAAATCAAAATGCCAACCTGACCTACGGCAGAAAGCGGCACGAAGTGCGCCATGTCCGCAATGTCATCAAGCGTTCCCTGCCAAAAGCCCAACGCTTCCGGATACCACACAGGGATTGTGAACCACGACGACATGCTGTTGAGCACATTGACCACAGGGGTTTGGATTGCGGAGAAAAGTGCGTCGATTATCAAATCTTCTCACCACCTTGATTTGGCAAGCGGAGGCTCATGCCGAACGCGCCGAGCAGAATGTTGAACGCAGTCAGCAAGCCAGTGACATAGACCGTTCCTGTTGCAATGGGCCTTGCGTGGTCGGTAAGTGTTTTCACGATGCCGTCACACGCGTTGAAAGGGTAAGCAATAACATCTTCATGTTCTGGCCCAGCAAGGTGTGTTGGAATAGCAATACCGGGGCCTTGACAATTTGCCTCTGTTGGTTGCACCTGTAAGCCGTCAAATGTTTCAGCGAAATCTCCGAGCATGGTGCGGATTTTGCCCAAAGGCGTGGAACTAAATGCAGCGTTCACGGCGCTGATGCGCACACCTATCGGCGTTTTGGGCACGAATGCCCATTGGGCAAGGCATGTTGTCATACTGACATAAGATACCGGGTTCAGCAATTGCGTTCCCGAAGGGACGCATTCGCTTGCCTGCCCGGTCCCCGTTCCGGTGCCGGGCGTTGTGGTGTTTTGGTCAACCCAATTCTTGACCGTGATGTGCTCCGTGCCCAGGCATTGGTTCATTGACAACTGTCGACCGTTGAATGTGCAAGAATAACCTTGTTCCGCCCATGTGCTTGTGCCGCTTGCAACATTGGTAAGAGCGGTTTTGAAATCAGAACATGATGTTGATACGGCGCAATCGACCGTTCCGGTTGATGTTGTTTTCTTGATTTGCACATGGCAGTCCACGGTGCCCGCAATACATTCGCGGTCAGGGTTCGACGGGTCAAGCGCTTCGTAGGGGTTTTTGCCTGATGCAACAACACCGGGTTGACAGATAACTGATGTTCCGCTGCAAATCTCATACTTTGGTGTTCCTATTGGAATTTTCTGACCGTCGATGTCTTGGGTAATTCGAATACCACTTTCTTCGACGACATCTCCGGGCGCACAACCAGCACCAACGGGCGCGTTCACAACGCCCCCGGTGAGAGCGGGGCCCGGGGTGATGACAAGGTTTGGATTATTCTGACACTTCGTAATAATGTCGCTGCCGCTTGTGCTACCCTTGCATTTTGCGCTATTGACAATGTTGTAGCCGCAGCCAAATGGCGGTGCTTCTGGCAATACTTCCTGAATTACTGCGTCTGTTATTTTCTTGTCCTCTGGCACACCCTCTACGGCTGTCGAGAGCACGGTGAGCCACAATGGGTCCCCTGCTACATTCTTTACCTGAACCTGTATGGCTACGCCAACAATCGGTGTTGCGGTTTCGCTACCAAATGTCAATGATTGTGTGGAGCCGGGAAAAGATGTTGAGTAAGGCGAACCTACGGTGTTGATTGTTTGTCCGTCAATGTAATGCTTGATGCGATACTTCCATTCATCGTCGCCGTTTGGGTGGAGTTCAGGCCACTTGATTGAGTAAGCAATCTGACCGGGAACATACTTTGGAGCCACGCCCCATTGCACGGCGGTGTCCGGTAATTCTGTTGAGGGTGCCCCAAACTCAATGCGCGACGCAATTTCGCCGCCTGTAATGAAAGATGCGGTGAATGCTATTGCAGCCGTTCCTGCTGCCAAAATTGTCCCTGCTACGGCTATTCCCGCCACGGCGGTGCCAACGGCACCTACAACGGTCACTGCTGGCTGATAAGAAGCGGGCAGCGACGGAATGTCCGTTATCTCAACGGCATGCGAAGGTGTCGCTGCGACTATTGTCAAAGACAGCGAGATACCTACCACTGTCGCCCCGCGCAAAAGACGAGACGAACCGATACGCTTGCGCATGGGTTTTTCTCCTTTCTCCTGCGCGGGACGGCGTGGGTCAAGCATTAGGCCTTGAGGCCAATGCGCTTCACAACATAACGAATACCGAACAGAACTGCTGCGAAAGGCAGAACGGCCGGGATTGCTGTTGTCACAACGCTGATGAGTGCTCCACCAGCCTGTGATGCAATACCACCAAGAGTATCGCCAAGATTTGGGACGTTGTTCACTGTGTTTTCTCCTCTCTTTTCATCGGGCCCCGCCCATGTTGGTCAGGGACACAATTGCTCCCAACATAGCCCCAGCGGCAATAGCCGCGGCGATGTGTGTCGTCACATCGAGAGGAAGTTGGGAAACATAGGTTAGCGCTTCGTTCATGCAAACTCACTCACAAAACGCCAGATAGTGCGCGTGAACTTCACGGCAAGAATTACGAACAAAAGGTTTACGCAAAGAAGTCCAATCATACACTGCGACCCCCGTTGATTTTCAGAGGGGAAGTTGCGTGCCAAACAAATGTGGCTACGGACAACGCGGCAGAGAGGGCAAGAAGGAAAAAGAGTGCTGCAAATTGACGGTGGTCAAGAAACGCCACAACTTCCCCCAGCGGAGCCGGAGGAAGTGTGTCGTTCGTAATAACCACGGTGACGCAAGAAGGGTCCGTCGCCGGGTCACATGTGTCTGCCTGTGCCGGGGACGCTCCAAAGACAGCCACCGTCAAAACGGCTGTAAGGACGGACAACCGGAGGGCTGTCGAGCGGAACCCGGACACAGACAGAACCTTACTTTGACCAGCCTGTGACGCGAACAGAGAGGCGTGCACCGTTTTCATGCTTCTTGGCACGAACGGTGACATCAAGGTTCACGGGCTGACCTGTTGGAGGGAGTTCAGTGAAGTCGTCAGCAAAGCCCCAGCAGTATGGGCCTTCGTTGTCGAGTGTAAACGAGACGAAGCGAGTGATTGCTCCCGTGACCGGGTCGGCGCTTTCGCGTCCCTGAATGCGCTTCACTGTGACATTGGTAAGAGTTGTGTTCATTTTGTTCCTTTTCGTTGTTGGTTGGTTGTTATTTATTACAGTGGCCCCTGCGTGGCACATGCGCAACCATTACCACAACGGACGGACAACACAGATAATTGCATTTGCAATTCTGCTATGGTTTCGAGGTAGTGCTTGCGTTCAAGCATTTCAGCGGAGTTCTCTTGCGGAGTGACCGCTTGAAGGTGTGCCACCTGCACACAAGCGCGATTGCCGCATTTGTGGTGGATAACAGAACCAGGAGGTATGGCACCAGCAACAGCCTCATACGCTAACCTATGAGCCTGATAGAGTTTTTTGCCCCAACGGACCTGACCATAACCTGTTTCTCCTTTTCTTGCCGTCCACACGCGACAACCGGTGCGGGGGTCATACACAGAGTAGTGAGCCACTTTCTGCATTTTTGTCATTTTCATTTGATGTCCTTTCATCAGCCGGTAAACACCATGTTTCCGGGTTGACATGTATTGTCGGCATTACCCCAAGAGATGCCAGTAGGTTGGCCGTTGTGATTACCCCTTCGTTCTCCAAAGTCGAGAGTATGTCAGCCGCTTCCCCGTTGCGCATGAGTGAAGCCCATGACTTCGAGGGGACAGACAACACGGTTGTGCCGTGGAGTTGGTCAAGCGCTACAATTTCCTCATCAGTGAGTTCGCGTGATAGTTTCGCAACATCGCGCAGACCCTTGCTCCATGACATCATGCGACGGCCGCGTGAGACGGTTTCCCATGTCTCCCAAAGTGCCATGTCAGCCGTGTCGCCGTTCTCCACGATGTCCGCAAGGATACGGAACGGAACCCGGTTTGACTTCTTTGCAATCTTGTTCTGACCGTTGGTCATTTCCTGAACAAGCGATGAATGCGTCAGAGCGAACTTCGTCATGTATGCGCCCAGGCCCGAACCCTCCATTGTTCGAATGATGTCTACGCCATGCGCCTGTGAAGCCGTGAACCCGTCCTTGTCCAGCGCATTGACCCAACGGCCGTAAAGCCGTTGTTCCAATTGCGCCAGGTCAAAGTCGGAGAGTTCCCGGTCCATGTAAAACGCAGCATGCGTGTGCACATGCCAACCATTGTCACCATGCGTCACTTCCACAACGCGCACAAAGCCCTCAATGCCGAATTCGTCTTTCAGTGTCTGATAACCCTTGCCTGATGTGACACGAGCCCAGGAGGCCGATAGGCCGTCCCAAAGGTCTTTGAGGCTGTCGCCATACGAGTGACGCATTGTCAGGGTTGCGAAAAGAATGCTGCCGCCCTTTTCGCGCCAAGCGGTGTTCACCTTGTTGAGTTCAGTATTACGGTGCGCCGCAATGCGTGCACTGCAAACGGGACATGACCAGACGCTCCCGCATGTCTCCACTCCTGCTACGCCCGCTAACGGGCGCGCAGAAGTGCCGCCAAGCCGGAGCCCAACGGAGGAACCAACGCCAAAGAGCCCGCAGGTTCGCAAACGCTTGATTGTTGAGTGTGAGTGTAGATAATTTCTGTGCTTGAACCTTTGGGCCCGAGCGTCCTGTGAACGGGTTGTGGTAATCATAATGATTACATTGCGGGCTCCCGTCCCGGTTGCAAGGGTCTGTTGTTTTTCATTGTCATCTCCCGGTGAAGAGTTATTTGCGACTTACCAAGTAGGGGAACCCCAGAAAGGCCGAAAGGGACACCGTGTCTCCACGATGCCCCTCTCGAGCCTTCTATGGCCGTTTACAGGCCTTTTGACCCTACATACATGTTCCAGCCTGCAATTGCCAGGTAAATGCCGCAGAAGGCCACTGCGGCCCCGAAACGCCGCCATGTGAGCCAGAGCATCAAGGCGGTTGCTACGAGTTTGACGGCTATGAACCCTGCCCAGCCGCGGTGTTGCATGGCCCAAATCATGAGGGGGTTTGCCTCTTGGGCAGCGCCTGATGTCACGCCGTGGTATGTCGACGCGAAATCAAGGAACTGTGAGATAATGACCAGCAGTGCAAGGAGCAATGCCGTGGAGCGGGGCATGGAATGGTCCCGGGTGAACCGGAGCCCCGTAATGCGTAGTAGTTTGTCCATGCGTCTCACTGTTGGGGGTGCTTGCCACAAATGCAAGGGTCCGGACAGGTTCTGTTGTTTTTCCGGACCGGACATCTAACCGGACATTGACCGGACATCACCGGACATTGGGCACCCCCGCTTCCCCCCGGGAGGGGGTGCCAGTGTCATAATGACCATGTGCCCCGTATTTTTTCTTGCAAATTCCCCACCCCCGGCTAATAGTAGGGACCACCAAATAACCAACCAGGTTATGGGGGGGTAGGGGGG